TAGTCGACGGCCTAGAGACTACATAAACGTAACTAGGAGGATAACACTATGGCAAACACTACGTTCCAAGGACCGGTGACATCTAAAGCAGGATTCATCACTACAGGTCCAGCTAATGTCGTAGACGCTGACTCAAGTGTATCATTAACAGTTGCTACCCATTCAGGTAAAATTGTACACAATGATGCAGCAGGAGCAGTGACTTACACATTACCAGCGACAAACGCAAATTCTGATTCTGCAGTTGCAGGACCAGGCGCTGATCTAAATAACCTATCTAACGTTGGTGCAAAATTTGAAATCTTTTCTTCAATTACGAAGACTGGAGATCTAGCTTCAACATCTGATACTATTACTTTAAATGGTACTACAACAGGTGGTGTAACATTTGCAAAAATCGAATGTACAGTTATTGCTTCAGGTAAATGGAAAGTTGACGTTATTTCAGGTTGTACTGGAACACCAGCAACTCCGTTTAGTGCGGCAGTAAGTTAATAATCAAATTAGTATGGGCCTTCGGGCCCATACTTAATTTAATGGAGAATAAAATATTATGTATAAAAGTGATGTAAAATCGGTAAGAGTTACAGCTACCGGAGCAGTATTTGCAGGAAGAACAAGACTAAGAGGAATTATTCTTGCTTCTGATGCAGGTGGTGCTGGTACTATAGTTCTTCAAGACAATACAGATAGCACGACTTTATTTCAAGGTGATGTCCCTAATGGAGATGTTTTTTCAATGAACATTCCTGAAGATGGAATATTATTTCCAGGTGGAATGAAAGTTTCAACTATTACAAATATTGCGGCAGCTACTTTATTGATCGACAAGTAGGAGGTTAAATGGCTAACACTACCTCGGGAACAACAACTTTCGATAAAACTTTTGCTATCGATGAGATAATCGAAGAAGCTTATGAAAGAATAGGTATGCAAGGCGTATCTGGTAATCAGTTGCGTATGGCAAGAAGATCTTTAAACATAATGTTTCAAGAATGGGGAAATCGTGGTCTTCATTATTGGCAGATTGCAAATAACAATATTACTCTAGTTGCAGATCAAGCTGTTTATACTATGTTTAGATCATCATCCGATGGAACTTCTGATGCAACGGCAGTGTTTGGAGTTGATGATATTTTAGAAGCATCTTTTAGAAATAGTAATATTGATTCTCCTCTTACAAAAATAAATAGATCACAGTATCAGGCATTATCTAATAAAACAGCCACAGGTCAACCCACACAATATTATGTTCAAAGATTAATAGACAGAGTTACAATAACTTTATATTTAACACCTGGTTCTGATCAAGCAGGTAAACTATTAAATTATTATTATGTAAAAAGAATTCAAGATGTTGGAGACTATACAAATGCAACAGATGTTCCTTATCGTTTTGTTCCTTGTATGGTTTCTGGTCTTGCTTTTTATTTAGCTCAAAAATTTAAACCTCAGATGGTTCAACAAATGAAACTATTATATGAAGATGAATTACAGAGAGCTTTAGAAGAAGATGGTTCTTCATCTAGCACATATATTAGTCCTAAAGTTTATTATCCGGAGTCATAATGGCATTATCTTCAGGAAAATTTGCAAAATTTATATCAGATAGATCAGGACAAGAATTTCCATATTCAGAAATGGTTATCGAATGGAATGGTGCCAGAGTGCATATATCAGAATTTGAATCAAAACACCCACAACTAGAACCAAAATCTCACTCAGCAGATGCACAAGGTTTATTAAATGCAAGACCTGCAAGAACAGAGCCTGCTGTTGCAAGAACCCTGACTTTAAATCCATTTAAAATTACAAATGGTTCTACAACAGTAACCGTATTTGAAGAGAATCATGGTAGATCTACGAATGATGTGGTTAGATTTAGAAATGGAGAAGGGTCTTTTGGTATAACAACTGCAGATATAAATAAATCTGCAGGATTTACAATTGCTAGAGTTGATGCTAATAATTATACATTTACAGCTGCTGGAACAGCAACTGCAAGTACAAACATAGGAGGAGGAAGTGTATCGGCTGGTCCGGTAACATTATCACCATAATGCCAGGATTTAATTATTCAAATTTAGTAACCGATATTAGAAACTACACAGAGGTAGATTCTAACGTATTAACTGCGGCTTTAATAAATAGATTTATTGAGGATGCAGAGTTTAAAATTTTAAGAGAAATTCCTATTGACGCCTATAAAAAACAATCAACAGGTAATTTAGTTACGGGTCAAAACACCATTAACGTTCCTGCAAAAACTTTATTTGTGAAGGGAGTTCAGGTTTATGATTCTACATCTGCTTCTACGGGAGCTAATACTTACCTAGAAAAGAAAGATGAAACATATTTACAAGAGTATATACCTTCAACAGAATCTGCAAAAAGAGGTAAACCTAAATATTATGCTATGTTTGGAGGAGCTACAGGAACAACAGATACAACTTCTGGAAGATTGTTTCTAGCTCCAGCTCCAGATAGCACATATGTATTTAAAATACATTACGAGGCTATCCCGAATAGTCTGGTAACAGACACCAGTGGAACGTATATTAGTCAATACTTTCCAAATGGCTTATTATATGCATGTCTGGTAGAAGCCTATGGCTTCTTAAAAGGCCCAATGGATATGTTGACATTATATGAACAAAAGTATAAACAAGAGGTACAGAAGTTTGCTGCAGAGCAACTAGGTAGACGTAAAAGGGACGACTATACAGACGGTACTGTTCGTATTCCAGTTCCTTCACCGACACCGTAACAGGAGATAAATTATGGCAATATCATCAGCGGTTTGTTCAAGTTTTAAACAAGAACTTTTACAAGGTAAGCACAACTTTTCTTCATCAGGTGGTCATACTTTTAAAATAGCTTTATATGACAGTGATGCAAGTTTAGGTGCAGCTACAACTGACTATTCAACATCAGAAGAAATTACAAACACATCTGGATCTGCATACTCTGCAGGTGGATCAACTCTAACAAACTCTGGAGTTTCACTATCTTCAACAACAGCTTTTACAGATTTTTCTGATGTAACTTTTTCATCAGCATCTTTCACGGCAAATGGTGCATTAATTTACAATACAACAACAGCTGGTGGTTCAAGCACAACTGATGCTGTTTGTGTAATTGCATTTGGTGGCGATAAAACTGCAACAAACGGAACTTTTACAATTCAATTTCCTACAGCAGACGCGAGCAGCGCTATCCTAAGATTAGCATAGGAGTAACAACCGATGTCGGTTCAATCAGGATGGGGTCGATTCACCTGGGGCCGAGCTTATTGGAATGAAGACTCTGTTCTTGCAACAGGATGGGGTGCAAAAGCTTGGAATGATGGTGAGTGGGGAAATCTAGCTGACGAAACAGTTACTTTAACTGGTGTATCTTTTTCATCTAATGTTGGATCATTATCATTAACAGGAACAGCTGATATTACACTATCAGGAGTTTCTACTACTGCTAATGTTGGATCAATTGCTCCTGCAATTAGTGTAACACCAGATTTACCAAGTCTATCTTTTTCTGGAAATGTTGGATCATTTACAAATGTAATTGATGTTGCGGTCACACCATCGGGTGTAGCTACAAATAGTGCGTTAGGAGTTATAACGCCTGCAGATCAGGTTATGGGTCTAACAGGTCAGAGTTTTACTGCTAGCTTAGGAACAGCAGTGGCTCCAAACGAAGATGTTTCACCATCAGGTTTACAAGCTTCAGTATCATTAGGGACAGCAATAGCTTTCTCAGGAACTTTAATTTTACCAAGTGGTTTTTCAATGACCTCTTCTTTAGGTTCTGTTGTTGTACCAAATGAAGATGTAACTTTAACAGGGGTATCTGCAGAATTTAGTGTAGGAAGTTTGGTAGGATTAGGTTCTGCTGTTGGTGCTTTATCTGGTCAAACAATAACTTCTTCTGTAGGATCAATTGATCCTGCTGATCAAGTCATGGGATTAACTGGAGTTTCTGCTAGTGCTTCTGTAGGATCTGTTAGCGCTGCTGATCAAGTGGTTGGATTAACTGGTGTATCATTCAGTGCTTCAGTAGGAGCACCATTTATTATACATTACGAGGATATTGACACTGGTTCAAACACATCGTATAGTGACGTTTCAACAGGATCGAATACTAGTTATTCTGATGTTGCAACTGGATCTAATACAAGTTATAGTGACGTCGCATAGGAGAAAAATATGGCATCAACATTCACGCCTTTAG